CATCCACATCATCAGTATCATTTTCAAACACCTTTGCTTCCATGATGCCATCAACATTCTGGAGCAGGGCGGCACGGATGCTGTCCGCATTCACGCCGCCGGCATAGTCCACGCTGGCATAGTAGCGGTCGCGGAATTCTTCATCCGTTTCCCGTTCTCTACCGCCAGTAAACGCCGCCGGGTTTGTTACAGCCGTAATACCGGCTACCGAGCCGGGGTTTGTGATGGTGGTGATCGTATCCGCCGCCACATTACCATCCGGGCCAGTGCTTGTGCAGCGGAACGGCACCATGACCGTACCCTCTGCACCAATTTCAGTATCCGAAACAGCAAAGAACTGGATGCCGGCCGCAGTTTCAACCAGCCATCCCGCCGGTACTATGACCCCCGGCGGGCCAGTCACCATGATATAGCCGCTGGCTTTCTGGGCAGACAGCACACGTAGGCCGATGGCTCTACCGAGGTTCAGCAGCGAGGTGCCAACCGCTGTGTCCACAAAGCGGCTGTTGTAGACATCTTCCAGCACAGAGAACAGGATATTGAGTATCCATGCAAAAATGCGCAGGAACAGGCCGAGAGGGCTTCTGACGGTCAGGTTCGCCGTTGCCCCAAACAATTCCCTCGCCTTATGCTCCAGAGCATCCAGCAGTTCATTGTATGTCAGGCGGCGGAAACCAGCTGAGGTCAGGCCCCATCCGTATTCATCCACCAGTGTTCACCTCCACTCTGATTGTTTCGCCATTGTACAGGACACCCGAAAATTCCACACCGAGCGCCCGGCCATCGGCCGTCATGGAAAGAGAACTGATTTCCTGCACATACGGTTCCTGAAAAATGCTCGACCGCACAACGCTGTCCGCTTCATCCACCGCTTCACTGCGGGGCTGCTGCACAACACGTTCCCAGTCGGTTCCATGATCGGTATTGAGTGGAAATTCGCCTTTCCATGTCAGAAGATTGTTTCTGACGTTTTGCGCGATCGCTTCTGCATCCTCACGGAGCATCAGCATCCCATTGGCATCAAAGCACAAATCTCCTGTTTGAGGATCCAATGCCAGAACAGTAATGTTTGCCATTCTTCCCCTCCTCAGGGCAGCGGGGCCGACGTGTTGCCGTTCCTGCTGTCCGTGTGTTTGTGGTTGACAAGGCTTATCGTTTTGGCGATCACGTCATCCCGGACTTTAACTTTGCCCTGAACTTCCACATCGCCCTTGATCTCCACCTTGTCCTGTTTCACTGCCACATAGATCCCGCCGCCCTCGGTCGCCATCACAAGGCAGTTGTCCGGCAGTCCAGACAGCGGGTTAGATGCCGGCACAAATGCACCGATAAAAACGGCATCTTCATCAGAGTGGTTGCGTTCCGTGTTCGGCTCGCTTTCTTCTCCAGATGCCGCAATGCGGTCAATATCGTGGTCGATATAGAGCAGCACCCCAACATCCCCCGCTTTGTAGCAGGGGCGCAGGACAAAGCCGCCGCCCCGAACCAGCGCTACCGGGACAGACAAAATCTGCGGCTGGGTACGATACACGCCGGCATCCAGTGCTTTGGAAAGCGGCTGCACATCAACCCGCATGGCCACAGGGTCAAATTTTTCCACCCGGCACAAGGCTCCAACGCGGACATTGGCCGCCTGTTCACGGCGCTCCTGATCTCTCAGGTCATATTCTCTTTTGCCGTTCATACAGGCTTCACCTCAATCGTTGTTTTCCAGTCGCCATCCGGGCATCCTGTATGCTGACCGCCTTTGATAAGGTGGTTTCCATTCAGAGTATCCGACTTTATTTTCACCACATCCGCCGGGGCCAGATGGTAGTTCAGCAGGCATTCCCGCTTATAAGTGACCTCCTGCTTTTCTTTCCCATCCTTGACGGTCGTTTGGCGGGTCGTCGTTTCGGTGCGGTCTGTGGCTTCCGCTGCCTTCAACAACCCTGACTCAGCACTGAGGACATATCCTGTTTTCGTGCCTGTTTTGGGATCATTGATGGTAACAATGCCGTTTCTTATGAGGAAGCGGCTCTTGCAGTCAGAGGTAACGATCTCCGTCAGGACATTTTTCACCTTGCCCTTGCAGACCTTGCCGCGCGGGTATTCTTTATCCACCGCCAGCTCCATCGTTCCAACCTCAAGCCCAAAAATGTTGAGCAGGTCTTTTACAATGGCACTGGCCTTGCTCCCGGCGGTGTAGGTCTTGTTGACCTCTTTCGAGAGCCATTCTTCCAGAGCTTCAGCGGCCGCAATGGTGGTAATGACCTCTGTGCCGCTATGCTTGTCCGAAACCTGTGAAACTTTCCCGGTGAATATAGCACCTATGTCCCCCTCATATCCTGCATTGAGGATAATCGGCATTCCTTTTTTGATGCTGTTGCGAGTGGCCGGAGATAGGTTGTAGGCTTCGATGGTCGCTGTTCCCAGTTTTTCGCTGTCCTCAAATGGCACCGTAAACTTGAAATAGAGATCATCCATGCCAAACCGCTTCGACCCTATTTGCAAGGTCGCTTGACGCTTCCAAAACTTCACGCTGCATTCCTTTCCCAGAGGTACAGCCGAACTTCTTTGCCGAAATTTTCAAATGTGACCTCCGAAATATCGTCGCCGGTCAGGCACAGCGGCATAATGACCGGCACCGGGAAGCGCTCATCCTCCACGCTGTTGAACAGCGGTCGGCCATATCTCACAATATCACCGTACACCAGCACTTCACCTGTGCTGGCAATCGACAGATCTACCGTAAAGAAACCGCCTACCTCATTGTAGCGGATGCTGAATGCAAACGTCCTGTCGCCCAGCTTGACGGAGAACGTATAAGGCACCTTTGACGTGTCAACATCAATATAGCTGACCTCATTTCCGAGGTCGATGAGTTTCAACCCCTCCATAGCTTCACTCCTTTACGCGGCGCTGTAGGCCCTTGTCGTGCGGCCAGACGGCCCGCTGCTGCTTGCCGCCTTGTTCGCATAGCTGTTGACATAAGAGGAATACGCGCTGGAGGAAATAGTCTGGGACACCGTTGTATGCAGACCATCGGCCGTAGTCGATTTTGTCTGCGACTTGCTGACCTTTTTTGAAGCGTTGGCATCCTGTGCGGACATCATCTGCTCACCGCTTGCCACATACTCTGCGGATACTCGGTTGATGACCTTGAGGCTTACGGTGAACTTTGAGCCGTTTTTATTGTCAGCGCTTATGTCGGATTTGAACGAGGTTATAACGCAGTCAGAGATCCGGGTGCGCCCGGTATACTCAACCACATCTTTTTCTTTCCACATTCTTTCCAGAATATCAGACTGATCTTCGTCAAGAAAAACACCCGTAATGGAAAAGACCACCGGATCATTGATAACATGGTCGTTGATGTCGGAACCCTTTTCCACCGGGTTTGACGTAACCTTGCTGCTGCGCTGGACGCTTTCCGTTACGACTACGCCGGTCTTTTCAGCGTCAAGGCGGACCGTCCCGCACTTTTCGCCTGTAATGGTGTATGCCACAAAATCACCCCCTACTGTGCATACGCTCCCTGCAGGGTGCGCTCGTGATATTCTTCCTCTTTCTTCTCCTGCCAGAAATCTTCCATCGCCTGTTTTACCCGGCGGACGATTTCTTCAGCATCGGCTTTTGTGGTTTCCCCGCCCAGCGTGATGCTGATGGTCGGAGAGAAAGTAGAATGATCCTCATAGGTTACGCTGGAACTGCTGGTAGAGTTGTTGATAATTTCATCTGTCTTGTCGGCCGGGATAATTGCGGTGCCGGACGGCAGATATGCCATTTCGCCGCCGCGCTCATTGATGTGTGTCCAGCCGCCCTCAAAATCATCTGTGCCATCAGCATTGTGCGGAATGTTCGCACTGCTGCTCAGATTGATATTGATGCCGCTGACGGCATCAGCCGCAGACAAAATTTTCTGGATAGACCCGATGATGTTTTCTGCGCCCTCGGATGCCGCCTTTTCCATGCGGTCCCAAGCATTTTCTGCATCAAGGGTCATGCTCGCATAGGCAGTCTCTGCATCCTCTGCCATCTGCCCGTAATTCTCGTTGGAGATTTCGCGGGCAGCGGTCGCTGCCTCAGAAACAGCTTCCTGCGCTTGCTGGGAAGCCTGCGACACACTGGAGGAGTATTCCGATGTGTCAACCGCCAGCGACGTTTCTGTGCCAGCAGCACCGTCCAAATTGCTGACAGCGCCGGTCAGTTCCTGCACAGCATCGGTGCTGTCCTTTGCCCCACCGAACAGGCCGGAGAACCAATCAACCACCGCACTCACGCCGCTGGTGAAAAATCCGAGCAAATCACTTACCCAGCCCACCACAACGCCGAGTGCATCGGCGATTACCCCCAGCACCGGCGAAATGTAGTCCAGCACCGGCACGACCACGCCGGACAGCACAGAACCCGCCGCTTCGATGAGCGGGGTCACCACCGGCAGGATATTTTCTACGATTTGCAGGCCGAGCCGAATTATCGGCTGTAGTGCCTGAATCACAACTTGCAAAATATCGGTCAGCGGCGGGATGATCGACCCGGCCAGCGTCGATACCAACGAGCCGAACACAGGGAGAATGTCCGTCAGGAGCGGCATAAACGCATCTGCGAGAGGGCCAACCATATCCGCCGCTGACCCAAGAGCCATACCGAGGACAGGGAGTAGATCCTCGGCCAGTTCTTGCAACACAGGCATCAGGGGCTGAACCACACGATAGTTCAGCTCATCGAAAATATCTCTTAAAGGCGGAAGCGCATTCGCCGCCAACTCGCTGATAATTCCAGCCAGCGGCGGCAAAATTTCCTGTGCCAGATCTCCGATGATGCTCAGGACTGGCCCAGCTGCATCAAACAGAGTTCCCAGCGTGGAAATCAGGGATGGAAGAATGCTCTGTGCCAGATTGGAAATGACCGGCACCGCGGCGCTCATCCCATCTGCCAGAATTCCAACAAATTCAAGTAGTGTCGGCTCCAGTTCCGGCCATTCATCCAGAAAAACGCCAACCATATCTTCCAGCGCCGGGGAAAATTTTTCTCCGGCATCGGCCATGAAGTCAGCCATTTCGCCTTTCAGCGATTTGATGGAGTTCGTCAAACCGCCGGTCTGCTCGACCGCGGCTTTCTGAATGTCGCCGCTCTGCTCCAGTATGGCATTGAGCCTGACCTGAGCCATTGCGGCATCATCCAGAGCATCAATATTGGTGCCAAGCCCAAGAGCTGCGGCGCTGTTCTTCAAGGCCGTTTTGTCGAGGACAATCCCGTACTCATTCAGAGCATCGGTGCTGCCACCGATCGCGCTCTGGATGAGCGACAGCGCTTCCGAATCGTCCATGCTGAACGCATTACCAAAGTCATACGCCAGCGAGGTTGTCATTTCAGAGAGGTTTTCGGCCGCAGCAGCCGTAATGCCTAACTCGTTATACATGGCCTTGTTGGAGACCATGAAACTCTGGACTTCGGCAGTACTCCGATGCACTGCGTCAGCGTAGTTATCCGCCCATGCGGCCGCTTCCTCGGAAAAAGAGCGGCCAAATTTCTTTGAAGTGCTTTCGGCATCAGAGAATGCGCTCACCGCCGCCGCACCAAACTGCTTGAGCAGTTCGATGCCGCTTTTTATGGCTTCAAAGCCAACAAAAGCCTTGACCGCCCCGGATATAGCTTCTTTGATTTGGTTGCCGGCATCTTCCCCGGCGGCACCCATTTCCGCAAGATGATCTCCGGCATCGTCCGCGCCGTCTGCGGTTTCATCCTCAGATTTCTTTGCCCGGCGAAGTGCGGACACCAGCCCACTGCGGATGATTTTAATGGGGTGCTGGAATGCCTTGCTGATGTTTTTCGCATTTCGGACCATGTTGTTGGCGAAAATTTCTGCCCGTTTCTTGGTAAAATCCATCGCCCCGGTCACGCCAGTCCGAAAAGACTTCGCAATGCTCTGGCCGGCATCAAGGCCATCGGCCATCGCACCCTTGAATGCGGGACCCATGTCCTGCGCCGACTCAGCCGTTTTTTTGATCTGCGCCCGAAAGCGCCCGGCGGCACCGCCGGAGTCATCCATTTCATCACGGAAACTCTCAGCGGCGGCTTCTGCAGCCTGAGCGGCTTCTTCCACCCACTCAAGCCCCTCTGCGGTCATGTTCCAATGACCCGCCGCCTTTTGGGCCGCATTGCCTGCTTCGGATGCACTGGAAGCCATATCATCCAGCCCACCCGAAGCATCACCGACAGCCCCGGTGAAGCGCTCGGCCGCTCCCTGCCCCATCTGGCAGGCAGAAACCGCAGATGCACCCATCTGCTGTGCCCCAACTTCAACCGCCCCAATATTTTCTTCGAGGGTTTCAACCTTTTCACCGAGGTTCTCAACAGAGGTTTCAGCATCAGCAGTATCAAAACCGATACCGTATTGCAGGTTGCGCGCATCATCCATGTGGTTTCACCTCCCGATGCGCAAAATAAAAGCCGGCTCTTGAAAAGAGTTCGGCCCTCATTTTGGTTTTGCTTCTTCACGCCACTGCTCTACCCACAGGCATTTGGCCTGACGGCACTCTTGGTACTCCGCCAGATCCATTTGACGCAGTTCTGTGTAGGTCACGCCATTGCCAGACCAGACCATGCACCAAAAGCCCTTGTTGACTTTTGCTTTGTGGGCAGCGTTGGAAATGTCCAGTTCAGCTGCGAAGAAACTGCTCGATTGCAGAGATCAGCTTCTCGGCGGTCTTCAGGTCTTCGTTGTCATCGAAGTACTCCATGCCCTTTGCCTTGACCTCAGGAGGTGCCACAACGCAGTTTTTGAACATGCCGTCCATGTACTTTGCGCTCTTGCGCTTGCCGTTGCCGGTGTTGCCGCACTCATCGTTGAAGTCGTAGTACCACGAGGGCGAAACACTCTGGAGAGTGAACTTCTGCTCACCAATGGTGATTTCCTTAGTCTTAGCCATATATTTTCGGTAGCCCCTTTCAGATAAACTTTTTGGACGCTCTGGCCAGTTTGTTCCGGCCATAACTTAACGATAATTCAGAGACGGCACAAAGATACTGACCGATTCAGAACCGATCTCCTTTGCGCGAGTGATGTCAGGCGGTTTGATGACGCGGCAGCGTTCCTCTGCCACATTGACCGATGCCGAATCGTTGGCATCGACGATCATCACAGAGACTTCCTTACGCTTGAGCGCAAGGCTGCGGACATACGGCAGGCTGGACGAAGTACCCATCAGCGTAACAGTGATGGTGCCGCTCTCATTTGCATTTTCGTTGTATGCCACATCGCCCTTTACGCCGACCTGCGTAGTAACCGTGTCTTCGTTGCGGGCAATCGTGATCATAGAGTCCGAAGCAAAGCCGGTAATGATCTTGCCGTTCATCACCAAATTAACCTTTTTCGGGTCATAGGATGCAACTTCGATATTACTTGCCATGACAGCTTCCTCCTTTCTTAGCCATTCAGGGTGACGCGCAGGGTGCCGTTGACCTTGACGCTGTGAACAGCGCCCTCCAGCTGGGCACTCCACTTGATGTCGGGCATCTGGCGGTTGCGGGCCTGCTCATCGGTCGCATCTGCCCGCTTGGGGATCACAACCGTGTACACGCCGGTGTCATCCTCCGGGTCAGTTGCAATAATGTGCAGTTCCACAGCCCGGTTGAGTGCCGCGAACACGCCGGCCGCAACCAGTGCGAAGCCGTCATCCGTGTAGGCAATCTTCTTGTTGGCAATGAAAATCTCATACAGATTTTCGCGGATCTGATGGGTGATGTAGTCGGCACCCAGCACATTGTCGATGAAATTTCCATCACCGCAGATGCCGTTCTTCATGTACTCGTGTTTATACTCCGCCGTCATAAAATTGACGCGGTTCTCCTCCAGCAGGTCGCGCTCACTGTCGCGGAGGTCCGCAACGCTCACGCCGTCCGGCACTTTCCACTTCCATGTGACGCTCTCCGGCCAGAACGGACCGACACTGCCGACCCATGCTGCATCCGCCCACTCGGCCAGATTATCAGCATAGGTAACAACGCTGCGACCATACTCGTTGACATATTCCTTGTCGTTGGTCTGGCCGAAGTAGAACTTGCGGTGATCTTCCACACCGGCACCCAGCGCTGCTTCCGTGGGTTCCGTGCTTTCCGCCCACTTGCACAGGGCAGTCACGCAGACCGGGTCGGTAACGTCGGTCAGAATGAAATACCAGTCATCGTTGTGGTCGCGCAGGTCTTCGATGGCGGCAATGAGGTTTTCGGCCTTAGTGGTATCCGCCTTACCTACGGAAACCGACACGACAGCGCCGCTCAGGCCCATATCCTCGAAGCAGTCTGCATCCTTGTACAGGCTGATGCTCTCCGCATAGCCAGAAACAGCCGTGCGGGTGGTACTGGTGTAGGTCACGGTATTGTCGTCCACCGCAGCGGTGAACTTCACACCATCTTCCTCAAAGGACGTTCCTGCGAACAGCTTCGCCAGCCCGGTGCAGTCCACCGGCACTTCCTCGCCGGTCGTGATCTCCACCACAGCCTTGCCGCCGATTTTGGCATAGTAGGCGGTGCTGGCTTCCAGCGTTTCGGTCGGCATATTTTCGCCGAATGCAATTTCAATGCGGGATGCAGTGCCGCCCACATTCTGAGGATTTTCAATTCCAGCCACACGCACCTTGCGGATAAGCGTATCTGCAAGGGTGTTATCCTGATTGAACATCTTGTCTGCCATGGCCGCGACCTTTTTCCCCGGAAATGCCGCCTTGAGCTTTTCAAGGTCATTGTAGGTCGCCATGTCAGCCGCGCCCTCGGTCGAGAGCAGCAGGATGTCCAGCTTTTCCGCCGCCACGGTTTTTGCATCAAGCGCGGTAAAAACCTGAATATCTTTCATCCAATTCAGTCCTTTCCTTAAATTTTGATTTTTTCGATGGACGCGGTTTCGCGCTCATCGATGCGGGTATACCGAATCTGCACATCAAAGCCGACCCGCCGGGCGGCTTCGTCCACAAGAAGCGTTGTGCGGTCCTGTGCCTGGCCCACATCAACCACCGCCACGCCCAGTGCAAGGAAATCATCCTGCCCTGCGTGCTTAAAATAGCTGATAGCCTTATCAGCGACCGCCCACGCTTCATCTTCACCGTTCACCGCAGAGCCATTCTCCGCAGTGCGGTTCTGGCTGCAAAAGGTGAATGAGAATGTAGCCGATGGCATTTCCATCCGAGAGATTTTCACACCCTCGGCAACATCGGCAATCTCATAGTCACCCATGCCGCCGTCCGGGATATACGGTGCAGTTACCGTATAGATGCAGAACGGCGGCTCAGCTTCCGGCTGAACCTGATTTGACAGAATGACCGGGCATCCAATGTAATCCCACAGGCTTGAGATCAGACGGTTCCGCAGTTCCCTGAAATTCATTTCGGGTTGCTCTCCCCTTTCTTCTCAACCATGTAGCGCTTCATCGAATGCACAGGGCCGTGGGTCAGCTCCTGCTTGACCGTATAGATCTGGCCGTCAAACCCATCCCGGAACTGAGCGCCCACCTGCAGGGTATGCCCATTCGTATAGACTTTCTGAGCATTGAGCGTATAGCTTCCGCTGTCAATGTACTGCAAATCCTCATTGTTCAGCGGCATCACAACGCCCTGAAACGCAGTTTCGACCGTTGTTCCCGGCTTCCACTGTCCGCCCTGCTCCTTATCATAGCCGCCGCCCTCGGTATGCACCTCGTACATACTGTGCAGCAGGCTTCGCGGGATCTGCGGCCCTTTCCATTTTCTCATAAATCAGATAACCTCCACGCTGTACGAAATGCTGTTGTACAGCCGCCCGGTATCAAACAGGGGCTGATACTGGGTGCTGGTCAACTGCGTTGTGGCAGACTTTGGCGGTGACAGCTTCGTGTTGAAGTAGTCGTGGGTCATTTCGACCGCCCACCGCCCGATGTAGTCTGCCGCCTCCTGAGCCGTCCATTTTTTCAAAATGATGCCGTCCACAGCTTCTTTGCAGATATTTTCCAGCGTGGCCTTGCCGGTGTCGAAGCTCGCTCGAATGAAACTGCGTTCTGGGATGGTCACACTGTCCACCAGCATATACATCCACTCGTAGTCCTCATTCGGACGCGGGTCTTCTTCGCCGCCGCTCGGATGCTTTTTTGCATCATGTTTTTCCTGCTTCTTCCTGCCGGGGGCTTTCTGGGGATGCTTTCTGTCGCGTACCAAAAAGCCATAGCCGGGAGAAATGGGAATAAACCGCAGGTCATTGAATTTGCGGGGACTGCCAGCATTCTTTGCTTCCATATTTAACGGAATAGCCAGATGCTTGACATTCTTCGCACTGATCGTCGCTCCATATTCATGCACACCGGCAATCATCAGGATGTCGCTTCCCGCGTCTCCCAGAATACCCACATGAATACTCACGCCTTGCAGCGCTGTCAGTTCCCGCTTGATGCGCTCCATATCTGCGCGAAATCCATCTTTAAGGATTTTCATGTTACCACCGCTGATACTTTGAAATCACGGACTGCCATGTTTCGCTGATATTCTTGCAGCCGATCAGGTCAATGTCGAGGTTCGCCACAGCCTGAGCTTCGGCTTCGTTCTCGATGACGGCCTCGCCATCCTCATTGACCGGGTTATCAACGAAGATGCGGCTGTCCTTGACCGGCTCATACGGACCGGCGGTGCTGTCGGCGGTTTCGACCTTGATGGTGGCCGTCTGGGATGCTTCCACAGTAACAGCCAGCACGGCGCTCTCATAGCCGGTGCGGTCAACCACATTGCCGCTGGCAAACGGCAGGACGGTGACAGTATCAAACAGTGCTCTTTTCATAGCAGTCTTCCTCCTCAGATAACCTTGATATTGTGGACGTAGGCGAAGCTCTCAACATGGCGCACGCCAATGTCATCGTACATCAGCGCACGGGTGCCGGTCAGATTTTCCTCAAAGGCGTTGTGCTGGACACCGTTCTCATCCGTCCAAGTACCGTCCAGAGTAGTGTAGGTCTCCAGACCCATCTGATCGCCGATCATCAGGTCTGCCCAGTTGCCGAAGAACATTTCGGTGCAGCCGGTCTTGCTGTCGGTCGGGATCTGGTTGGAAACCTTGTACGGCATACCAAGGAAGTTGCCAGCGTTCATCTCATCGCGGTAGATGTAGTCGCCGGTGGTGGTCTTGATGTTCTTGAGATAGCCTTCCATAAAGGAGTTGAAAGCCCAGCCCAGAGCCTGATCGTCCACGTTCTTGCTCATAACCAGCGACTTCACATAGACCGGGAAATCGGCAGTCAGCTTACCGTCTGCGGCATACTGGGCATCCATCTTCTTTGCGTCGATTTTCTCAACGCCGGGGGTGTTGGCAATGCCGGTGGGCTGGAACTCGCCGCCGGTGCCGTACAGAGCGCCCCAGTCAAGGCCGAGCTGCATACGGCGGGACAGATCAGCGGCGAACAGTTCATCGGCGCTGTACTTGGTGCTCATCAGCAGTTCGCGGGTCTGGGGCACAATGGCTTCCAGACGCTTTGCAGACAGGCGCAGGTTGCCGAATGCAGGCTGAGTGGAAGCGATCTTGCGACCCTCACCGCCCCACATAGCACGGGTGCCGGAGGTCATGCGCGGGATGTTCAGGTTGCCGTTTTCCAGCGGAATGGTGCGTGCGCCCAGCTCCTTGATGACGGTCTTGCTGTACAGCAGTTCGATGACCTCATCCAGATAGACTTCCGGGATCAGGAAGCCGCCAGCGGTCGGGTTGGTGGCAGACATGGCCTTGAACTCGTGGGCCATGGACGTATCGTTGTAGTACTTCTTGGCGTAAAACTCGGCACGTTCCGGGTCATGCCGGCCGAAGACATCCAGACACTTGATGGCGCGGGCGAGGTTCACCAGCGGGGGCACACTCTTCTGCTGCTTCTTGGCGGAAGCGGTGCCGCCCATGAACAGGCTGGAGTACTTACGCTGGGCAGGAGCGGTGCCGGACTTCACCTGACGGCGGAATGCAGCGGACTTGCGGCGCTTGGCATCATCCTCAGAAGCGGCTTCGTCGTCATCCTTTTCATCAGAGTCTGCCTCATCGTCATCCTTGCCCTCAGGATCGGCTTCATCATCGTCCATACCCTCATCTGCGGTCATGGAATCGATGATCTCAGCGGCTTCCTGAATGACTTCATCAGCCGTCAGGTCGCCGACTTCCTCACCGGCATCCTTGCGGGACTTGCGCTTTTCGTTGGCACTGTCCACGGCCTGTTCGATAATATCGGCCATGTCCTCTGCGGTAATGCCATCCAGCGCGGCGGCAGTATCACTGCCATCATCGCCGGTATCGTCCTCCTCGCCCATAGCTTCCTTGACGGCGCCCTTGATGAGGTCTTTCAGCTCATCGGTGCCCACCTTCATAGACTTGATGGCGGCTGCGGACTTCTTTCTGTTCTTCAGACGCATTGATTTTTCCTCCTGTGTCAAAAAATAATTTCTACAGTTTTCTTCGGAGCGGATTTCCGTTCCACGGACTTGTGTGCGCTTACCGGGGGATGCCCCTTGCCGTTGTCACCCTGTGCTTCCGAAATGATCTTATCCAGCAGCTTTGTGGCGGCTTTCATGGACGTACAGGCATCCTTGAGGGACTTCATGCGGGAAGCAGAAATTTTGCGTCCGGCCTTTACCTCGGTAACGATGGCCTGCGCTTCCGCTTCGATGCGGGTCGCCGCATCATCCGATTTGTGGTCCGTAATGACTGCCTGTTCGTTCATGGCCCATGTGACAACGCTGATTTCCCAGAGCTTGACTTCGCGGAGGTGGCGGATGCCGTTCTCATCGTAGTCAAACACAACCGGGTCATAGCCGATGGAGAGTTCGCACAGAACGCCGTCATGGATCAGCGTCTTCACATCCCTGCCGAGAGTGGTATCACTGATTTTGGCGCTCATAAAAAGGCCTTTTGCATCCTCGCGGAGTTCGGTAGGAATGCCGATCGGCAGCAGACTATCGTTATGCCCGGACAGGATTTTCACTCGTCCGATGCCCTCGGCGATGGTCTTCGTGAAGGCACCCGGCTCAATAATGTCGCCGCCGCTGTCGATATTGGAGAACACAGCACCATAGCCGGAGAATGTGCCCTCTTTATCGTCAAAGCCCTCCAGTTCAAACTCCACGGTTTTATACTCGGTCTTTGCGCCCTTGTGCTTTACTCCCCGTGCAAGGGAGCGTTCCCATGCGCTTTTCCCCACGCGCTGGGAATAATAAGACGGCGATACCCGCAGATTTGCAACTGCCAGCTTCGCCGTCATAGTGGGGTCATCGTGTGTAACATCGGCCGTTCCCGCCTTGGTACCGTGCCGGGCAAGCTCTGTGTTCATGCCGTTCAGCAGGTCTTCCAGCTGGAATGCTTCCTTTTTGAAGTCAATGCCGATGTTCTGTGCAGCACGAGCTGCATCTTCTCGCGTGAATACCACTCTCACGCCCTCCTTTATCTGTTGTAGGTGACATAGCACCTGCATTTGATAGTTTCGCGTGCAGGCCCCTCCGGGTCGCAGGGATACCGCAGGCCATTGGAGAACCGGGCATCAATCGGCACGGTCTCGCCGTCCATCTTGACATGGTTCGGACCGCCATCGGAACCATCACGAGGGTTCTTCTGCGGGCGGTGATGCCACGTCTTCGTGGTGGCGCCGCTTTTCTGCATCATGTCATAGTGGCCGGTCTCCAGCGTCATAACGGTTTCTTGGTCTGCAATGAGCCGCGCCCTGCTCCGGGTCTGGATCTCATACTCCTGCAAAATCTCATCCGCCATCTTTTCGCGGCCAATACCAGCTTCAATGCCGTTTGCCACGATGCGGGAGATATTTTCCTTGGTGGTCTGCGTCACACGACGGACGCGCTTCCCACCGTGGAGCTTTGCCTGACTGAGCAGTTCCGGGCGGTCAACACCGCGGATATTGTAGGCCTGTTTTGCAATCCGGGTACCCTCATCATAGGTCTGCTTCCAAAGCGGCTTGAAGATTTCTTCCATTGCCGTTTCTTCGGACGGCCAGTTGACAAGGCCACCAATGAACTGCTCCACAAGATTTTTCTGCTCCTGCTCACCGAGGGCAGACCATGCGGCGCTGTCTTCCACATGGTTTTCCGTGATGTAGGGCATCAGGACATCCCACACGCTCCAGTCTGCTTTCTCAGTGCCGCTCAGAGAGCCGGAGAGCCGTTTTTGCTGTTGCCGGAAGAACTTCATCGTGGCAACTTCAAACTTAGCTCTCTGGGCTTTCTGGGCGGCTGCCAGCAGATTACCGATGTTCTGCGTGCGGGATTTTTCTTCATGCTCCCGGCGGTCACTCATAGACAGCATCCCGCCGGTATCTTCATCGTCCGTGACCTCAACTTCCTCTGTGCTTTCCTGCATCAGGTCGGTCGTCACTTCCGCCGGGTCATCGTTGGAGCCGATGAACATATCGGAAATGGTAATCTTGAAGCAGTCGCCGCCGGTCTTGCAGGGTTCCATGCCCAGCAGTTCGCGGGCTTCATCCTTGGTCAAAAGCCCGGCATTCCAGCCGTCAATGCCTTTGGCCTTGTCGAACTCCTGCGAGCGCGGGACCACATCATCAAAATGCCATACAAGATCATTGCCATAGAACGGCAAAATCTGTGTATTGATGGCTTCTTCCCGGCGGTTGAGCCGTGGCATGATGACGTTCTGGGCGTAGATGTACTGAGCCGCTTCGCTCGTGGCTCTGTTGCTGCTCTCCGTGATGCCCATGATTTCACGCGGAACACCAAAATGCTCAAGCACGGCATCCCGGAGGAACCTTCGCCCCTCCGTCATATCCATGTCGCGCATGTTCTCGGCCAGCTTTGTCACGGTCACGTTGCCGTCCACCGTGGCAATGCCGTGGGAGTTGAACGGCCCCCGGAAGCGCTCATTCCATTCAGATCTGAAACGGTCACGCTGATCCTTACTGCTTCCCGGCATCGAGATCAGCGTGGTCGGAGTGGCATCGTTGTAGAAGAACTTCTTCTGGAATTTTGCCGCGTACTCGTCCGTCTCGATCTCATCTGCAAGGGACTCTGCCGCACCGAGACCTCTTTTGTAGGGGTCAAGCGGGTTCAGTTCTTTCATGCAGAAAATATCGTCCACCGGGATTTGCCGGATGAGTCCGCCGGTCGTTCTGATTTCATAGTAGGGGTAGCCCACATAGGGGGTCTGCTGCACCCAATGTGTAGGGAGCGGCCACAGCTCCACCGGACGACCGAGGGCATCAAATTCATAGACGAAGTAGCCCTCGCCCTTGAGTTCCAGATAGATCTGCTGCAACCGCCAGCACGCACCCGAAGTCATTTCATAGAGGGGGTTCGGATGCGCCATGAAATTCAAAAAAGGATGGTCCGTGATTTCCACTTCTTCCCCGTTTTCATCCTTGCGGTACAGCTTACCGGCGCAGGTGGACAGGTCGGAAGCAATGCGATCCACAACCGCCAAACGCGGGTTGCGGCCAAACATTTCCAGCCAGTCCCGCGTATTGCGCTCAGGCGGCGTAGTGTACCGGGGCAGCATAACGCTGACGTTTCCGCCATTGTACTGCCGCCCAACGGCATTGCGCCGTCCGAATCCAAATACTGCCATGTTTCTGTTGTTTCCTCCTATCCGATTTCCCATGTGTAGGTGACGGGCTGATACAGGGACAGCGCCACGGCATCCGCCCGGTCAGGGCTGGGCAGGCCGCGCCGCTTCATAATGTCCTTGCTCTCCAGCTTCAGCTTCGGCGGTGTTCCGGCAAAAGCGTACTTTCGCGTGGAAAGCTGGGCAATCAGCTCTGTATCATTGGGCAGGTGCAGCCGCCCGCTCTGTGCCATGTCACGAACCAGTGACCACATCCATGTGGATATGTCGGCATAGTTGGCGGCTGCATCCTCCTGCGGCACGGATGCGCCGAAGTTCACCGGGATAACCTCAAGCTGGTTCAGCCCTCTGGCTTCCCTTTCATGGCGCAGAATATCGGTCACGCCGCCGCCCAGACCGGTATCATCAATGATGGCATAGACCATACCGGGGTACTGTGGGTACTTCTCCAGCAGGAAAAGATACTCAAAGATGATGTCCTCTGCCGTTGCCCACAGATCCTGTCCGTTCCGAATTTTCAGTTCCTGAACGTCAGCATCTATGTTGGGGGCAATGACGGTGCAGTCATCACCAAAACGGGCAACGTCACAGCCGATGGAGAGTCGCACCGGGCTGTCATGCGGAAGCGGCTCATTCATGGTGGCCTTTTCCGCAATGTAGCTGGGTATGAACACATCACTGTCCGCGACCGGCGGCAGGCCGTCTACACGGACGCGCACCACATTGGAATTTTTGCCGTACTTCTTTTCGAGGGCAGCTATGTTTTCCTTGCTGGTGCGGGGGCTGTCACGGCTTGATACCGTCATGCAGTACCAGTCCATGCCGTCCCCTTGGAAGCTCTCAGCGAAGCCGCCAGTCGCCTTTGTGGGGTTCCCGCAATAGAGAAGCCTGTTGTTGGCACCGGTCAGAGTGCCGCCGATGGCATCAAGGATGGGGTCAGCAACGCCGGATGCTTCGTCCACCACGAAAAGCATATTGTCTTCGTGGAAGCCCTGCAGAGACTCAGGCTTTGTGGCGGTACGCGGGACAGCAAACCAGCGGCGATCATAGCCGTTCATGTACACGCGGGTCTTCGTCCATGTGAACATCATTTGAAGCACCGGGCTTGCGTCCAGCCACTTTGCCATTTCTGCCCACAGGACGTTGTCCAACTGTTGCATCGTGGGTGCGGTGCAGACGATGCGCGGGTAGGAAAAACAGGCAATGAACCACCACATAAGATTGGCTTCCAATGCCGTTTTGCCCACGCCCTGCCCGGAACGGATGGCAACACGCCGATGCTGTGATACCGCCACAGCCGCCTCCCGCTGCCATGGATCCGGCTCAAAGTGAGTCACTTCCTTGAAAAAAAGGAGCGGGTCTTTGCGGTACCGCGGTATTCTTCTTTGGAAAAACTCACGGCGTGTCATCGTCCATCCCCTCTGCGGCCTGAATGGCTGCTACCCAGTCGTCAACCAGTTCGCTCTTTCCGCCGCCGCTCATATTGCGCAGTTCGGCCAGCTGTTTGATGCACTGGGCTTTCTGCCGCTGTACATCGGTCAAGAGCTTGTTCAAGCGTTCTATGATGAGGTAGGACGCTTCCAGAGTGGAATTTGTCAGGGTTTCATTGCCCGGCAAACGCTCCCCGGCGGCTACTTTGGCATCAATGGCTTCCACATAGGCCTGCAAATCGTTCTTTTCCTTTTCAGTGTCACCATCCAGCCGCTTGAAGTTCCTGCTTCTCTTGGATGTGGTCTGCGTCTGAACATAGGCGCCCTCTTTGGAATAGTGGGAGATACGCTCCAGCAGATAGCCCTCGCGGGCGGTCAGCAATTTCAGCTCATTTATGAGCAGTTCTTCTGCATCCACATCTTCGTCACAGGCATCCAGCAGCTGACGGTGTTCCTCTGTCCAGCTTCGGAACATCAGTTCAGACCACCCACCATGCTTGACGGCGTTGCGGTTGCCCTTGGGCGCACCTGCTCCAACGGCATTGACATTTCCCGGCGGCGCGCCCTGTTTTGGTCTTGTTTCAGGGTCAGGTGCGGCGGGTGCATCCTCTGGGTGCAGGGTGCGTTTTGCGGGTGCATCTGCACCCTGCGTCCAGTAGCGCTTGCGCCATGACTTTACTGTGTTGATAGACACATCCAACTTCTTGGAAATCTCGGTGCAGGACAGCCCTTTTTTATACAGGGTGTAGCCTTTATCCCGCTTGTCCATCTACATAGTCACCATCCTCCTTTGTTTGTTTCTGCTCAAACTGGCAGGCGGAACACAGAGCGCACGCTACACGATGCCGTCAGCGGCGGTCTGCATTTCTTGTGAAGAAATAGAAAAAGGGAGTATCCAACAGCGCCAGACAGGCTTTCAGAAGATACTGCCCGATGATGATACCGATAAGCTGCATCCGGCCCTCGTGGGTATGCACCCAGCCCAGACCGAAGCCGAAGCTGATGACCGCATAGATCACCGTGTCCCAGATCTGGCTCGTGATGGTGCTGCCGTTATTCCAGAGCCAGCGGCCACCCTTGGTGCTGCCATGCTTGGCAATGTAGCGGTCACGGATTGCATGGAATACGGCCACGTCCCACGACTGGGAAACGAGGTATGCGGACAGACTGCCGATGACAAAAATCCAGTTCTGCCCCAGCAGGGTTTGATAGGCATTGTCCATGACAACATCCGTCGCATGGAAAACGCCGGTGAGCATAATGCAGGCGGTGGCAAAAATCTGGCCGATAAAGCCATACTTCACCACGCGCTGGGCCGTGGCCTTGCCCCAGATCTCGCCGATGATGTCTGTGCAGAGGAATGTGACGGCATAGGTGATGGCGCCGCCGCTCAAGGCCAGCTCGATGGGGCCGATATGCAAGCCGGTGGTAATGGTTCGTGCGCCGGTCACATTGGCAATGACGATGCTGATTGCAAACAACGTAATCAGGATCACCAAATTCTCGTTTGTCTTTTTCATTTTTGCTCCTATTCTTGTGAGCCTGCGGCTCGTGTATATTTCTGTTTGCAGATGGTGGCGCACAGGCTGGCTCTCGCTCCATAGAGAAGCGTTTTATCTGTCAGCTCCAGCCCCCTGCCCTCTGTAATGGTCCTCACCGCGGATAGCCGCTGTTCTATGAGGTCTTTCCGGAACTGATTGATATGTGCCTTTTGGTTTCCATCATCGAACCAGCCGTATTTAACCCCGGATAGCCAGCTGGTGCTGTCTGCGGAGGTACAGAAGCTGTTCTGTGCGATCATCTTCACATCGGTGCATCCCAAAAGGTGGATGTCGATCTCAGGTTTGCGGTTTTTGATGTAGTGGGTCAGATAGCGGGTGTCCTCCCGGAACGTCTTCGGCTTGATGATGCGCAGCTCCGGGATGCTCAGGGCTATGTAGTCGCTGAAATCTATCATGCTGTCCAGTCCCCGCATCCCATCCTCAAAATGGAATACGTTGATTTGGGGGTTATCCAGCAGCTTCTTCATCCGCTCCCGGAAGTACCACGCTTCCCTCACGCCCAGCACTTTCTGGCAGTCCAGCTCGACACAGGTGCATCGGAGATTGTTCTGCTGCACGAATGCTATGAGCTTGTCCTGCCACTCGGTCAGGCTTTCCAACGTCTGCGTCTGCCCTTTCCCGGCACCGAACATCAGCGTGAACAGGCCGCTATCCTGTATCACATGGCGGTTGACTGTATCCTGCACACGGATCACATGGTCTGCCGGGAGCCGGAAATCATCATCCGGGCGGCACTTGAGAATGTACTTGTAACAGGAAAACAGCCGGTATTTAGTTTGTGCTGCCAGCAGGGCGGCGTAGAATATCTCTCCGCCGTCGCTCCCGGCAAAATGCACTTTGATGTTGTTATCGAACAACTCGCGCACCCCCAAACCCATCTTCAAGGACGGTGCAGGATGTGGAGTTTTCAAACTGGTTCAGAATTTCAGCGGCGATGTCCTCACAGGAGCGCCGCCCAAAATGACAAGCGCCATCCTCATCCCCATACTTGGAGAGAAGATAGCGCTTGATTGCATTCTGTTGGCTGATGATTTCTATTTCACGGTTTGCATTGTGAACTGGAAACTCTGCCGTAATAAAAAAGATATGACGGTGTGAGTTTTTGAGATATGCGAGTTCTCCATCAGCCTCCGGCCAGCAGTGAAAGCCCTCCATCTGAAGTGCGCATATCACATACTGTGTCATGCCGCATCCTCCAGACGGTACGCAAAGCCCATGTCCTTGAGAACGTCCACGAGGGTGGTTGCATCCTGTTCAGACAGATTAGGCACAATGACGGTCTTTTTCCCGCCGGGCTGGACTGCCTGCACCTCATTGGGTGTGGGTGCAGCGCTGGGGTGCATCTCTGCATCCTGTGCCGGGGCTTCCGGTGCAGGAACGGCAGCGGGTTCCTCGGCCTTGGGCTTTGCCTGAACCCCGGAATCAAAGAAATTATTGATATAGGGTTCAGAGCCGGGAAGCTCGTACTCGTGGCCGCTCTCCGCAAAGGATGCAACCAGTGCGTCAACCTCATGCTGGTCGAAGCCTGTCACCTCAACATCGAAGCCGGCAGAAAGATCCTGCAGGACGGCAGACAGCTTTTCATTGTCCCACTGGCCGCTGATTTTATTCAGCGCCAGATTCAGGGCCTTTTCATCCTCAAGGGACAGCTGCACCACACTGACATCCACTTCCACCGCGCCGGTCGCCGCCAGCACTTTCAAGCGCTGGTGGCCACCAATCACGTTGCCAGTCTTCTCATTCCAGATGATAGGCTCAACACAGCCGTACTTTTCGATTGACCGGGCAATCTTCTGATATTCCGGGTCGCCGGGCTGCAAATCCTTTCTCGGATTGTAGGGTGCTGCATTGAGCAGGCTGATAGGTACTTTTCTGATTTCCATGAATTGCTCCTTATGATGACCTGCTTTCAGACAGCCCCGGCGGCGAACCGGGGATGACTGGAAGCACGATTTCCCGCGCAAAGGAGCAACGCGGGGCGGAAAAATCCTCCTTTCCATAAAAATGGCGGCGCACATCAGATGATCTGCACCGCCCGGCTTTGTTTAGGATTTTGTAGCATAATAATACCATGCCTTGCGCCTTGCGTCATCAGAAAGCATTGGAAAGCATTCGTACCGATTGGAAGTCATTGGAACCCATCAGAAACCATTGGAAGTCATCTGACAAACTACGCTTTCCACCCGTGGCAGGCAAGCAAAAGAAAAAGCCGCTGAATCAGCATTTTCACACTGAAGCAGCGGCCTTTTGAATTTGGTTCAGGCTATCTTTTTGAGGTAATTATATGCCATCTTGCACACTCCGGCTTCGGTATAGTACCGTCCGAGTGTTCCTGCAATCTCTGCCCATGAGCGGCACCGCACGAAACGGAGCCTGAAAATCAGGCGCATCCGCGGGTCTGAAATCGACACGCAGAATTCTTCTATTGCTGGAAGCACCCTCTCGGCTTCGGCTTCAAGCTCTTTGATGCCGGCATCCAAATCTGCCAGGTCTGCGGCCAGATCACCAACCTTGTCACGAACACCGGGAGTATGGGGCATTCCTGACAGTGACGGGGATGCTGGCCCCATCTTCTGGCACATGTTCTCGTAGATTTCTTTGTCCTCATCAATCTGCTTGCGAAGCGTTAAGTATCTGGACAGCTCTTGCACCGTCATACCTGACCTCCAGTAATATGTGCGCGGCCTCCAATTTGTAGAGGTGCTACCTAATTATTTTAGCACATTTTACGGCAAAAATACAGGTCTTGCAGTCGGATTATTTACGGATGAACGGGCAATCCACGCCCAGCCAGATAGGCGGCTGTCCATTGCCGATCACCGAGAACCACAGCCGCCCGGTCAGCAGGAGCTTGATGCGCTCCCATAATGTAAGATGCCAGCAGGAGATCACCTGTCCCTCTCCCCGGAAAGCTGGAAGAGCTTCGCACTTGTCTTCCATGCCCTCCGGCGGGTTATAGGTGATGTTCTGCTCACGGAATGGAATAGGAGTCATGCGCTTTCCTTTCTGGCGCGGATCGTCACGCCCTTGGGGGTGATCGTCACGACCGCATTCAGCGCCCGCGCCGCATCCACCATCGTGTCCATCCGAGGATTTCCGTAGAGTTCCCTGTAGCCCATCAGGTTCCGTGCAGTATGCGGGGACAGCCCTGATTTCCGGCTAAACTCGCTGAGGGTCATCCCCCGGAGCTTGCGAATCTCATTCAGTGTCATCATCGGCCCTCCTAAGCGCCACGCTTTCTTCTTTCAGCCAGTCCTTGATGCAGTGGAAGCAATGTTCTCTGCTCCGGCAACGGCTCGTCTGCTTCCGCTGGACGAATTCACAGAGCAGCTGGGTGAAGTTTTCCCGGATGTCTGCATCCGACATCGAGCGAATAAAGTCACCGTTGGTCATTTCTGCGGTTCCTCCATCAGCTCCATCAGCCGTTCTTTGGCGCGGGTCAGCACATCGATTTGCCGCCGGGCTTTCTTCTGTGCTGCCGGCATGGCCGCTTTCAGCGCCGGAGAGATTGCATTGAACACAGCCCCCGCATACCCCGGCATATTGGCGGTGCGCTCTGCATCGGAGATCAGCTCCTGCAAATCAGTGAGGAGCTGGACATCTTTTTGAAAATTTGACATCAGGCATCCCCCTTTATACATTCTGAAAGCGGTTGAAGCACTGGACGTTGTTGCAGAAGCGCTCTGTCCCAATAATTTTCAGCGGCTTACCGCAGTATGCGCAAAAGGTCGGACTCAGCTTCACGCTTATCGACCGCGGCGTTTCGGGTTCACTTTTCGTCCCACCATGCTGCATCAGGTTGATGCCGCACATGATGGAGCCGGGTTCAACTGCTTCCCAGCAGTACGCCCTCGCCTTGCATATAGAACAATCTCTCATATTGCCATCACCCCACTTAAATCAGGAATGCAGGGATGAGAAGAAACCAGAGGTATCTTCCATCCCTTGTCACATAAACAGAAATGGAGATTGCAACGCACACAGCAATCCACTTTATGACATCGGTAATCTGAATCCACTTCATTCCGAACACTCCCTTTCCTCCACATAGCACCAACTCTGCGGCGCTTCATACAGGATGCAGCCATTGACTGCACAGGTGGGCGGCTCCATATAGTTGCCAGACGGTTGATAGTTCTCGCAGTCTGCATTGCCGCAAACGCCAGTCCCGTTCATGCCACAGAAACCGTGCCGGGAGAAATCCTCCAGCTTGAGCGGCTCCTCATAGAGCTTCAGCTGAGAGATCTGCCAGCCATATACCGGCTCACCCTGCGCATACTTTACGATTTCATCAAGGGTCAGGCAGCTTTCGTACAGCGCCGGGAAACGCTTGATGCTGATGCCCTTGCCGATCGGCCTGAACACATCAAAGCCGTTGCAGACGAACTCGCCGAAAACAAGGCCGCTACCACGACCGCCATCCATGGTCTCATAGATATAAACCTTGAACGGCACTTCCAGCTTCGGGCAGGTCTTGCGGACCTCAACCGTCTTACGCCCCCGCCGGATCAGGTCACACCACTTGGGCTTGATGCTGATAAGGACAGCTTTCACTTTTCGTTCTCCTCTCTGCACGCTTTTCTGCATGCTTCACACTTCTTGTAGGGTTCTTCGAGCCAGCAGTTGAATAACAGGCACTTGGGTTTTCTGTATTCCGGCGGTGCCTTATTTCCGTGTGTCTGGGTACGAAGTGCGTGGTACTTGCACACTTCTTCTCCCCAAAAGTCCCCACCGAAACTGCATTTTCCATATTCCGGTGACACTTCATGCGAAACTGTGATGGTTTTTTCTTTCATTGCTTTTCTTCCTCCGGCGGCTCCAGCAGCGGCACCCACAAGTGTCATTGCTTCCGCCCTCATTCATGGTACATACGCTTGTTGCGGTCCCACTTCATCGTGACCGGGTTGCCGCACTTGCAGGGCACCGTGATTTCGGGGTCTTCCAGATTTGTGCGGCCGCGGGCTTCAAAGTCACAGCAGGGGCAGGTGAACTCATACCGTGTCAGGTTGTCCAGCTGAACTTCCCCGCCGCAGCGGCAGGTCACACTGGCGCTGGGTTCCCGCAGGAACCGGCCAAACACATCCCCGCATTTCGGGCAGCGCAGGCGCAGGACACCGTAGGCCGTGCCTTTGGGGATTTCTTTCCGCTGAACACGCTTAGGCTCTGCCCCCGCAGGGGTGCTTGCCTTTGCCTTTTCCGGGATGCCGCCGGTCAGCGCACAGGCGGCAGCATTGGTGCTGACCTCCCGCAATGCCCGGCTCAGGTCAGATTTGATGCTGTGGATCTCCGCCGCATCAGGTGCGGCCTTGAGTTCCTCGTGACGCAGGCAAAAAGTAATCAGGCTCAGCTTCACAGCGCTCTGCTCCAGACGCTCCAGTGCAGAAACAGGAATAGCCCCCATAGTTTTCTCATTCATCGTTTTCAGTCCTTTCTTCATTTTTCTTGCAGTCCTGAACGGCATTGCAAGGTTCATCACAGGCTTTGCAGCACTTATCACAGTTCGGGTGTGCCGCCTTGCAGTAGTCGCACTCCGACCACTTCTTTTCATCAGAGCCGTACTCCCGGAAAATCTTGTGGGTGCCGTCCCTCAATGCCTGCTCATCGTCGCTGATCTCATACCCCAGCGCCGTCAGCATTTCATAGGTGGCATCCAGTGTCGGATTTTCCCGATAAGAGTACACATATTTCTGGCGCTCAACATTCCAGTCCTTACTCCAGTAACCGCAATAGCTGCTGTCCATCGAAGAATAGGCAAGTGCCAGCAGCACCTTTTCCGGCATTGCACCGTAGACCCCATCTTCATCCAGAATTTTGTACCAGTCCTTGCCGGAACTGTCCACAAATTCCTGCGACAGCTCCACACCGAGGATGTTTCCAATCAGCGTCAGGTCTAAATCAAAATCATCGTCTGCGGCACAGGCCATGTAGCGGGCAATAGCCGGGAAGCCCTTTTTGCAATCGGTAGGAGTCAGCTCCACTACGAATTCACGGCGGAGATTGAACATAAGTTCCGTGATGTTGTGGAAGCTCTCCATAATCATGCGTTCTTCCTCACGGGCGGCATCCCTCTTTGCCTTTTCGGCATCCTCTGCGGCCACATCACGGGTCTTGTACAAATCAATCTGCCCACTGCTCACCTTGTAGAAATACTGGACATGATCTGCATCTTCCGGCACAACAACATCTTTGGTGATGTTCCACTTGCTGTACCCGGTAACGTGTTCGTGGGTCTGATAAGTAGCATTCGGGTCTTCGATTGCAAATTTCTTGAGGTCTGCAATCCATTCAGCCTTGCGGTGTTCCCACTTCTGATTTTCCAGAACTTCCTGCATCACCCGGCGGAAGTTCTGAGTGCCAAGAGCTTCCAGCGCCTTATTTTTGTCCTCAACGCTCTCAATCTTATCCAGCTCTGCGTAGTCCGAAAGAGTGGCGCCGCGAAGTTCTGCCCGGCGGAACGCATCCCGGTCAAGAGAAAGGAGCTTCACCCTGCGGCGGATGGTGGACTGGGAGAAGCCAGACTTGGATGCCACCTGCTCTACCGTGTCGCCCAGATCCAGCATCAGCTGGAAGCCCTGCGCCTGCTCATAGGTAGTCAGGTCACTACGCTGCATGTTCTCAATCATCATGGTTTGCAGCTGTTCCCTTTCGTCCATTTCCACGACCACGCAGGGCACTTCAAACAATCCTGCCTGTTGTGCGGCCGCGGCCCGGCGATGCCCGATGATGATGGTGTAGTCATCGCTGGACCACACAGCCTTGGGTGTCCATGCTGCCGCTGCTGCTGCGGCATCCCCGCCCTCGTCAACGCACTTCGCAATGTACTCCCGGCTGTTGAGGTAGTGGCCGGGTATAACGGTCAGGTTCTGGAAGATGCCGTTCTCTTTGATGCTGGCGGCAAGTTCCGTCAAATCCCCCAGTTCCTTGCGGGGGTTGTCAGGGTGCGGATGCAGTCTCCTGCACGCAATGTTCGTGATCTCTGCCATGATTTATTTTCCTCCATGCTTTCAGAAAAATGTGAGCTGCCCGGTCTTGGTTTCGTTAAGAGGCTCGTTTTCCGGGGCTTTAGGCTCATTTTTGATAGATTTTTGCAAATTTGCGGGTTTAATATCGGTTTTTTCGATTTTTGCAGGTTCGCCTTTCGGCTCAAACAGCAGGTTCATCTGCGCTATCTGGCGGCGCATATACCACACATCGGTTGAGAAAAGCGGCATATACCAGATGCGGTTTTGTGGTCCTGCGGGCAGCAATCCGCGGCTGTCGTAGGCCGTTGCCGGGTTCACGAGTGTGTCACCGATGACTACATATCCAGCGCAGCCCATGAAGCTGCACTGGATGTAGCACATCAGCCCAACGATGAAGTCAATGTCTTGGGCTATGACAAGGACTTTGTTGTGGTAGCAGATATTCCGTCTTTTGCAGACGTTCAAAAAGGCAAGCAGCGTGGCACCAGCTCCACAGGCCGGGTCAGATACCGAGATAAAGCCCTCCATGTCCGGGTGCAGCTTCGGGTCAAACGTGATCTCGGCCATGCAGCGGCACACATCGTAGGGGGTGAAGAACTGCCCGGCGTGGTCATTGCCCAGCTCACACATCATGTACAAGGAGCCGAGGAAATCTTGGTCAGGGTTCTGTTCCATGCCCATGACCACCTCGGCCAGCATTTCGGCCATGCCGTCCCGCTCTTTGGCGGAGTATTTGGAAATGATGGTCTGATACATCTTGGTGCGCTCCGTGGCGTTTACCTTGTCCGTGCTGTTTGAGATCTCAATAGCGGTCAGGGTGACGAAATCCTCCCAAATCTCCCAGCGGCTATGTTTTCCGGTCAGGCCATTGAAGATTTTGAGGAAATTCTTCTGGTGGTCGTCCCGGATGCTGCGCGTTACTGCTGCCTTTGCCATTGGTTATTCCTCCGTATCGTCCTCAGCGGAGTCCTCGGGCGGTTCATCGTCATCGTTGGTGTCGTCCTGCGGGGCATCCTGCTTGGCATCCTGCTTGGTATCCTGCTGAGAGTCCCGCTGAGAATTGGAATCCGGCACATCAGGCACCGGCACGCCGAAGTTGCGGAGTTTGCCGTTCTCCATCAGGTCACGGAAGAAGTACTGCTGCCAGAAAGAGATCATCTTCAGCAGGATGTTTTCAATCTTGGTGCGGAGAACCTTGTCGATGCTGAACGTACCCTTGACCTTGGTCTTCAGCTCGCTGTTCTCAAAGTACCAGCACATAGAAGAATCCTGACTGCAATAGCCGGTTTCTTCCACATTGCCCAGCATATCCATCTGGGTGGCAACGTCGTTGATGGGGGTGATCACCAGCGTGATGGGATAGCGATCCTTGAAGAAGCGGAACGTGAAGTTGTGCTCATCGCACAGGCCCTGCAGCTTTTTCTTCTGGGCCTCGTAGTTGGAAATTTCACTCATGGTATGTACTCCTTTCAGCAATCAGATGAAATTTTGTAATCGTTATTGTGATTTTCAATGGCAGTCAGCCCGACGGCGTATGCCGCCCAGATGTCCGCTTTGAAACCGTAGAAAAAATCCGGGTTCTTGCTGGTGCCTTTTCCGTTTTTCAAATCGTGGGTTGCGAAACGGTCAATCAGCGCCCGCCGGATGGCCGGGTCATTTGCCCGGCTGTCATGGCAGATGTGCCGCTTTTCTTCGATGCGGCAGAGAAGCCGCGGCTTCTGCGCCATCTGGATGGACAGTGCTTCATAGAAACGCCCAATCCAGAGGACGGTATCAAACACTTCCCTGCCTACGGCCATGCCGTAAGAAGCCACCATTTCAATGGCCGCCCACTGCCAGCCCTGTTCATTGGCGAAAACCAGCTTGTTGCGCAATTCTTCGTTATCGACCTTACCGAACTCCAGCGGCCTCAATGTGTTGCAGTCGATAACGCAGTAGGCGCTCTGCCTGTTGCCCGGATCAATGGCAATAATCGGGCATTTTTCACTCATAAATACGACCTCCCAAATTCCTGAATAAACCGGGCTTCCGGCCAGCCGTAGTGTTCCATAGCCTTTTTCTGCGCCCAGCGCTTCAGCCGGAGATCAGCATCACGGTTGTTGTGGATGGCGGTCGAGCCGTTCTGATGGCACCACGGGCAAAGCGTCACCCACAGGCCCAGACGCTTGCTCTTTGCCCGGTAGGCACTCCCGAAGTACACCTCATGCCGTGCTGTACCATACCGCCCGCAGATCAGGCAGACCGGCTTATCATGCAGGATGCTGGGCGCATAACCGTTGGAATCCAGCTTTTCGCCGTACTCATTCAGCGGCATCCGTCTCACCTCCCGTCACAATCCAGACCTTGTGAGAACCCCAGCCAGACCACGAAATCGCTTCCGCATGGGTGCCAACGGCCACATCTAAGGTATTTTCCTTGATAAGCGAGCCGGTATCCTGAACCACCCTCATCCCTACGCCCTCAATCAGAATGACCGTGCCATAGGGAAAGATGCTGGTGTCTGCGGCCACCGTCACGCCCGGCTGAACCTTGGCACCGCTGGATGTGATGCCCTGCCCCTCCCCGCAGATATGCGGGTATTCCTCGGAGCAGTAGGCCGTGCAATGAAACTCTCCTGCGTATGTAAGGGCAATGCTCTGATCTGCGGCAAGCGTGTCCGTGAGCTGCTCAACCTCGGTCTGCATCTGCTCAATGGTTTCCTTGCGCTCCACGGCCTTGTTCATCCAGTTTTCTTTCTGGCTGGCGTAAATGTCCCGCTCCATGGTGAGTTCGTCTACCCGGCGGGTATAGACCGCGCTGGCAAGGGCGCTGCCGGTAAAAAGGCTGACTGCACAGGCCAGCGACACGATAGAACGAAGCTGCATTTCAACCTCCAATCTGAGCTTTTGCCCCGCTGGGCAGTGCCGGGGGCATCCGATCCGCATCCTTGGCAGCATCCACTGCCTTGACAAAACCGGGCTTGACGTACTGCAAGAGATCCGCATTGGAGCGGTCAAGGGCATCCACCAGCCCCGCCGGGGAGCCAGCCCATTCCCGCACAGCGGCAGGCAAGGCACCGAAAATGCTCCTGTTCTCTGCCCGGAAGTCCTCTGCGGTCAGCTTCCCGGTGGCCGTCACCAGTCCGCCGTGGGTGGCATAGTACTGGTTCCGCTCAATCTTCCGGGCGGCAACGATGGCCTGCGTCCACAGGTCGTTTGCTGTAGGCTGACCGGCGCTCTGCAACTTGCGGATTTCTGCGCACCAGTCAACCAACAGCTGGTTCTGATACCGGCACACCGTCAGCGCTTTTGTCAAAGCCGCCGCGGCCACATCATCCGGGATGTCTTTGAGCGCGGCGGCGTAAATCTGCGACCGCGCCGTGCGCTCATCGGTAGAAAGCGGCCGGCCGAAGTAGTTTTCAATCAGTGCCAGCGCATTCTTCAAACATTCAACTGTCATCCTAAACCTCCGAAAATTGCATCATAATCATCCTTGGCGGAGGGCTTTTGCTGTTGACCCGCCGGGGGATTGCGCCGCTCATCACGGGACTGCACATCGCCAATGGTTTTCACGCCCTCATTTTTCCATGCTTTCAGGATGCCGTTGACGTAGTTCCACTTACGAATCCCGGCCAGTGCAGCCTTTTTGATAGCCAGCAGGATGAGGTCATCCGTGAAGATTTCCCGCCAGCCCATCAGGGCATCACTCGCCGCCGGGGGGAAGCTGCCAATGTTGTCCTCGAAAGAGCGGATAATCTCAGACAGCCCAGCATCAACAGCCGTACTACCGTTATCTCTTACTCTTTCTCTGTTCTCTATCTCTTTATCTTTCTCTATCTCTTTCTCTGTAGGGACATTTTCCCCACCATCACTGGACACATTGTGTCCACTTGTGTGTCCAGTGTCGTGTCCCTCTTGTAGCTCCTTGTTCGCAGCATTACTACGAATTCTGCGATTTTTCGCCGCCCAGTCGGTTTCACTGCCAATCATGTTCTGATAATCAGAGATTGACAGTGTTCCGTCCGGGTTTTCAAAAATCAAGCCGATTTGTTTATAAACAGTCAGAGCCAAACGGACGGTTGACAGAGGGAACCATTTGCATTCCCTCTGAATCTTTTCGGCATCGTAGGGAATGAGCATTTCTCCGATTTTGGAAACCAAACAACCGTTTGTATTGATGGTCTTGAGACACAGCATTTGATAGAGAACAACATAGTTGGCACCGTCTGGCTGGCTCATAAGATAGTCAATTTCATCCGATGACATGAAACTATCTTTGAGCTTTATCCAGTAATACCGTTTACCAGTTGCCATCAATGAACCTCCTTAGAACGGCAGATCATCGGCATCGTCCAGAACCGAGAAATCATCGTCACTGCCCTGAGAAAAGCTCTGGCTGACCTGAACATTGCCGGGATGATCGGCCGCCCCCTGCCACTGCTGGCGCTGACTCTGGGTGGCGAAGCCCATCTGCTGGGGCTGCGGCTGCTGGTTCCGATAGGTTGCCGGTGGCGGGTTCGTCCCGCCATCATCCACGGTCCCCTGCTGGTTGTCCTGCTTCGGCCCGGCAAAATAGATGTTGTCCACCACGAACT